TTTTTTTTTTTTTTTTTTTTTTTGTCGTTAAGGAAGAGACAATGAAATTATCAGATATTGTCGGATTGCCGATAGCTAAACCGAAGAGTGATGATACTCCGTTGCTTGCAATGGACGGTACTTATTACATCAGACGTGCATTTCATGCTATGTCTAAGGGTAAACGCCATTTTGGAACAGAGTCAGAGATGTTTGACTTCCTGTTAGCTAATGGCTACGACCAGTTCGACAAATACTTCATCAGCTTTGACGAGGCTAAACAGAAACATACAATGCTTGACCCTAGCATTACTGTAAACAGCTTCTTGGGTAGCTTGTTGAAGATACTGCGAGAACAGTTCAAGTTCCACGCAGAAGCCGTGATATTGTTTGATAGAGGCTCATACAGGTACAGAGACAAGACCAAGTTCACGACATACAAGGAATCTCGTCAGTATGACGACAGCTTCAAGGTATGCTGGGAAGCAACTGATATTGCGATTCAGCTGCTACGCCGTCTGGGTTTTCACGTGATTAGTATCGGAGGCCTAGAGGCCGATGACTTGGGAATGTACTTCAGCCACAATCATGATAATTGCTGGCTTGCAACGGTTGATAGCGACTGGCAACAGTCAATGACTGCTTCTACCAAAATCCTCCGCAAGGAAGAGATTTTGGACTTGGATAAAGTCATCCAGCAGACAGGTGTTCAGAATCCTTTGGACTTGGCTATCCTGAAAGCAATCAGTTCAGGAGGTCATGACGATATTGAAACAGTCGGTTTGAAACGCAAATCGCCTCAGGAAGCTATTGACGCGTACAAAGCAAAGGACACTGCTGTCTATACGCAGGATGAGCTTAACAAGATTGAGTACAACCTGCAATTGACTCGCTTGGACTATATCCTGAGCGATGACGCTATCTATCCGGAGATAGAGAAACAATGGGCTTTGACGCATGTTGATAAGTCTGCGGTTCAGTCTTTGATAACACCTCAACCGTATATCGTGCGAGGACTTGAAAGCTGGTTAAATCAAGGCGTGCATACGGAGGATTGGAAACATGGCTAAATTGCTGTTAACAGGGGATATTCATATTCATGACTTCCCCGACCACAATCTCGGAGGTCAAGGCTGGCGGTTGGAACAATTCCGCCGACTAGCGCACCGTTATGTTGAGATTGCGAAGGAACATGGCTGCGAATATTTCATAGCAGCTGGCGACATCGTTCACCGTCATGTACTGACTCCGAGTGTCGCCAACACTCTTCGCTACATGGTTGAGACGTTATCTGAGGCTTTCCCCAAAGACAAGTTCCTTTACATCTCAGGCAATCATGACTCAGGCTCAAAAGCCCAAGAGCAGGGCTATAATGATGCAGGCATTCATGCTATCATGTACGACAAAGCGACTTACATGGATAATCAGGTGCTGACTATCGGCAATCGCAAGATAGGCTTCAGTAACTGGCGACCCGACCAGACGCATTATGACTTCAAGGAACATCTTGACCTTCTGGTTGGACATATCACGCTCCATGATAAATTCGGCCAAGAGTTCGATTCTAGCGTTGCTGATTTGATTCTTGCAGGCGACATCCATAACATTGTTGATATGGGTAACGCTCACTCAATCAATGTTCCGTTTCAGCACTATATGGGTGAGTCAATTGACGGCTCAGTTATCGTGTTGGATACAGACACTATGGCTTGGGAGCGCGTCAAGACTGAGACGGCTGATACCAAATTCCTGAAAATCATGTATAAGGGTGATAAGCGATACGACCCGACGCACCCATACACTGTATTGGTAGAAAAGCCCAAAGTTGTAACCTCAGCTGATACGGCTAAAGTAATTGCTGGACTTGATATCGACAAGGTGATTGAAGAGAATGTAAAGGCGTTGAATCTGTCTGATTTGCACGCTCAATACGCTCCCAATATCGACCGAAGCAATACTGAACCTGCTGACTTGGACTTCGTGCCTGTTAGCATTCGTATCAAGAATTTCAGGTCAATTGAATCGTTTGAGTATCAGTTTACAGAAGGCCTGACCGTTGTTACAGGTGAAAATGGTAATGGTAAATCGAGCTTACTGCGCGCCATTGACTTTGTATTCCGCCCGCCACGCTCAGTCAACAATCTGATTCGCAAAGGCTGTAAGGATATGGAAGTGTCTATGACCTTGTATTACAAAGGTGAGAAGCACGCCATTACTAGAGGCTACAACGGCTCAGGCTTCGTTGAGTATTTCATCAATGACGTTCAGGAACAGGCTAACAACTCAACTGAACTGAATCAACGCATTCAAGCGAAATTGCCGTTTATCCGATTGATGGACTTGCTGTATCGTGAGCAGGGTGCTCCATACCTGCTTAGCGGTTATGGCTACAATGAGCGGATTGCTATTGTGTCTGAGATGTTAGGCTTAGGCCTGATTAGCAATTTCCATGTTGCTTTGAAAGCTGAACTGACTAACAAGAAATCAGCCGTCAAAGGCCTTGAGAGTGAAATCCATATCGCCAGTCAGACGGTTGAAAACCTGCAGATGGTTAACTTGGATAAGCGTTTGGCGTTGGCTGAAAAGCAACAGCAATCGGATAAGCTTACCGCCGACAGAAGTGTCTTGACTAAACTGATTCAGGCATTGTCGTCCAGAAGTCAGATTGAGGCTCAGATTGAGTCACATGAGAGTTTCTTGGCTAAGATGAAAGCGGATGTTGACCCCAACTTCAATCCGACTCAGACGGCGGATGACTGGAAGTCTGCTATTGAGACTTCGACCAATTTGATTGCGTCATACAAGTCTTACATTACCAAAGCAGGCAATGTCTTAAGCCAAGCTGCTAATGATGTACGCTTTGCGCAATTGGCTGTAGCTGCTGCTAAGGAAGCTGAGGACAATTTGAAGGACAGCTGCCCGACCTGCGGCAAACCTTTAGACAGCCATGAAGAGATACTCAATGAACTCAAGACCAAGACTAAACAAGCCGAAGAAGCGGTTGTCGCGAAGCAAAATGCTTTGGCTGACGCTCAAAAGAAAGCTGACGAGGAAGCCACCAAATACGAAGCATTGATTGCGGAGGAGGAAGCCCGAAATCAGCGACTGCGCGAGGAGTTGGCTGCATACTCAACCCAAATCAAATTGCGGAATGATATTACAGGTGCTGAAGTCCGTATTCAGAGCTTGAAAGAGCAACTGAACGGCTTACCCGACCCTGTGAAATTCCCTAGCTTGGGTGAGCTTCAAGACAGACTGAATGCTATGGATATTGAGCAGCAATCGTTAGCCCGACAGATAGCTGAGTGCGAGTTTGCTCAGCGTCAATACGACCAGTTACAAAGCCTGCGGGATAAGCTGGTTGAGTTGAACGCTCAACTGGATACTGCTACGCAAGGCTTACCAAGATTGGAGCAGTACATGAACTTGTTTGCTTCTAACGGTGCTGTCGTGCAGTCAGTCTTTACGAAGATTGCTGAAATCATGACCTCAGGCAACTTTGTTGTCCGGACAGTCAAACAGTTAGCCAAAGGCGATTTGAAGATTGACTTTGACGTTGATATGCAGGTGGACGGTTTGTTGATTCCTTACGCCGACCTTTCAGGCGGTCAAAAGGTATTGGCTGACCTCTTCTTCCTGACTAAGCTGTTTGAATTGGGTTCCAAAACAGGCCTGATTATTCTTGACGAAAGCTTGAAAGAGTTATCAGAGAACCGACTAGAGGAAGCTGCTAAAATGTTGAAAGGCTCACGGATTGGTAGCTTGCTGTTATCAACTCACGTGTCTGGATTCAATTTCTACGACCGCCGATTGCAGGCTGTGATGTCTAAGAATGTTAGCAACTACACGGTTGAGGGCATTAGTTAAAAATTAGAGTTGGTTGTGGGGATAATACCTCATAACCAACTTTTTATAACTCAAGGTAGCAATATGAAAATCGTCATCTATACCGTAAACGGCAAATCTTTCGACCAGCAACATTCGGCTTATTCAGAAGTCTGTAAGATGGGTAAGGAAGTTGAGCTGTTAGGCGACAATCAACACGAAACCCTGTATCTGGTTGACGGCAAAGCTGTTTCCGTTCAACGCTCCGAGCTTGAAGTCAGCCCGCAACTGTATGATATCATTCTGTCCCTAGAGTTTTAAGAAAGGAATTTTATGGCTACAAACATGGCCTCTCAAGAAAACATTGAGAAGCTTGACTTCCCCTACATTGTCCTTGCCCGACCAGGCCTGTACGGTCACGACTGTTTGACCCCCAATCTGCTGTTCCGTGAGATTGCGGACAATACTGTTGACTTGTCTATCAAGAACCGCATTGCTGTTAAAGTTGACGCCGTCATTAACAAAAAAGATTGGCACATGATTGTCGATGACGCAGGCGGTATGCCGTTGTACTTAGACCAAGACTATCCGATTGAGGATGACCGCCCAATTACAATGGACTTGCTATCTAAGCTGAATGTCGGCTCAAATTTCAGTAAGACCAGTTACAGTCTGGGTATGCACGGCTTAGGCGGTAAAATCACTGTTGCTTGCTCCTCAACTTACGTCATGTTCGTCAATGCTGAGAAGCAGAAAAAGGCTAACCTGCCGAAGTTCATTCAGCAAGGCTTGAAAGACGGCAAACCGATTGCTGCTTTCAAATTCCACAAGGGTATTTTCGACTCAAGCGAAATGCTGACCCTAGAGGAAGTCAAGAATTATCCTGACTTCCCTGCGCAAAAGGACATCAAAGAGTTTCTGGCGCGCTTGGATTCCAATTTTGGTACACTCATTGCCTTTACGCCGATTCCCGAAATGCACGATAGCATGACTATCTCATATCATGGCTATCCGCTGAAGCTTATGAAAGGCCTCTTCAGTCTTGATAAAGACCTCAAGGACATTGTGGTTGACTTTAAGCTGAACGGCAAAGAATTGGATGCCTATCAGTTCAAGGATTCTTTCAACGAGAAATTGGTTGAAGACAAAGTATTCAGCTGTGCGGTGAACGTTAAGACTGAAGAGCCGTTGCCCCTGAAATTCATCTTCCAAGTGGGCTGGTCAGCAGATAAGTGGAATACAGATGTCGACGGTTCAGTCAATCTCTTGAAGACACCTGCCGGCAAACATCTGAATATCGTGCAGACTGGTATTGCGCAGGCCTTTGCTAAATATGACAGCCGTATCAAAGCCGTTGATAGCCGTCTGGGTATGCGTCTGTTTACCTTGAACTTTGCTATCGAGCCGTTGTTTAACAGTCAAGACAAGACCAAATTGTCTAAATGGGAAGACAAAGGCTACAACGAGCGTGCAACGACGCAAGCGATTGCTGATGCCTTCTACAAAGTCATTACATCCAATAAAGCGTTCTTTGACTTGCTGATTAATCGAATCATCGAGTACAAGAAAGCTACAGACAAACTGTCTAACATTGAAATGCTCAAGTCTGCATTAGTCATGGGCAAGGATACAAAGGCACGTTCCTCCAAAATGCACTCTGCTGACGTGTATGAGTGTAGCTCCACTAATTGGCTGGCGCGTGAGCTGTATATCGTTGAGGGCAAATCCGCAGGCGGTCAAATCCTGCAAGCCCGAAACAAAGAGTTTCAATCTTTGCTTGCGATTCGAGGCAAAGTGAAAAACTCAAACGGTATGGAAATCGAGGAGTTAGCCGAAAACCGCGAAATCTTGGCTGTCTTCAACACTATCGGTTGCGGTGCTGGCCCATTGTTTGATATTGAGCAATCCCGATACGGTAAAATCATCATTGCGGTTGACTCTGATAGTGACGGCTCACATATTGCTAACCTGCTGTTAGGCTTGTTCTATAATCAGGCACAAGGCTTGATTAAAGATGGACGAGTGTTCAAACTTGAAACGCCGTTCTACAAGTGGGAACATGACGGCAAGACAGAGTATTTCTTTGCTGACGAGAAAGACAAGATTGACTTCTCACGCGGTACAGTTATCAAACTCAAGGGCTTGGGTTCATCCTCTGTCGATGAGACAGCCAAGTTCATGACTGGTAAACAACGCCGTCTGGTGCAGGTAACACTAGAGGATAGCCGAATGATTGAAGCTCAGGAAGCCGCAAAACTGCTGGGCTCAAGCTACGAGCGGAAACGATTGATGATTGATAATGGTGTGGTGGAGAAAGGCGTATGAGCAAGAAAGAAACATATGATTTTGCTGAGTTTGTAACTAGCAACTACATCAGTTACGGCAAGACCGTGAACCGCGACAGGGCTGTCCCTAGTTTAGACGGCCTAAAACCTGTTCACCGCCGTATCTTGCTGGGCTTGAAAGAAGTGGCCAACGGTAAACTGACGGCTGCTAACAATGGTATTGGTGCTATTCAAGTCTTACACCCATTCGGTGATAGCGGTATCTTTGGTGCTATGTCTGATATGGCGCGCCTCAAGGCTATCGATTCATACGGCAGTGTCGGTATCAAACTCATGACCCCTGTCCCTGCGGCTGCTGCACGTTATTGGAAAGTAGGACTGACGAAGGCTCAATCCAAATTCTGGTTCAGACTGCTGGAATACTCACCATTGATTGAGTCGGATGTCGGTTTGGAGCCTGAGTATCTGATTACACCTGTCCCTTATTGTCTGGTGTACGGTGCTCAGAATCTAGGATTTGGCGCAGCTGGTCGCACTCCTGCGTTCACCTATGAATCCTTGCTTGAGGCATGGTTGAAAGATGACCCGCAGTTGCTTGTTCCGCAGTTTGGTTACAAGTTCGACCGCGATAAATCCGACCTGCAAGAGCTTTGGGACAAAGGTACAGGGCGCGTTCAAGTCCGTTACAATGTTGAGAAGCTCAATGATAATGAGATTTTGTTACACGGTTCAGGCGAAACATTCGCACCCAACTTGAGGGCTTTCAATAAGCTGTTAGAAGAGGGTAAGATTGAGATTCTGGACGTGTCTGGCGATGAAGTAGCATTGCGTATCCGCAAACTACCGAGAGCTAGAGTTGATATCAACGAGATTCTGGACATTTGTAAGCGAGTAGGCACATTCAACCGCCGATACAATATCATTGTGGTTGAGAATGACGTTGTCCGCAATATCGGTATCAAAGAGTGGCTGGACATCACTATCAACCGCTTCATCGAGACGTTCGACCGCGACAAAGGCAATCGAGTTGCGAAGCTCAACAAAGACATCGAAGTCTTGAAGCTGTTGCCTCAAGTAGGTCAGTTGCTGTTGGAAGACAAATCTGACGAGGAAATCTTGGGTGCTGTCGAAGGCTTGACCCCTGAAATCCTTGAGTCTATCAAGCGCAAGAGCATTTCATCTTTGCGTCGCAAGGATTCTAGTGCTGAGATTGCTGCACTTGAGAAGCGTATTGAGGACGTGCAGGCTGAAGACCCTAGAGTAGAAATGATGAATCCTATGTAGGAAGCCGTGTGGAGTGTGGTTGATACTGCATTCCGCATTTTATTTTCTGCAATATGCGCTTTTCGGCCTTATCGTTCTTTGTAAGGGTGTAACAACCCTGAGGAGTGTATATGACACAACATTTGATAACAGACATTCGCAAGCCCGAAAATCGGATGGATGCCTTTCTCAAGCTTTACAAATGGAAGCTTGATAACAACGACATTGATGAACCAGGCACGGCCTTAGCTTTCCGTGACACGGATAAATCGCCGACTGGTAAGCCTATGACGATTGAGCAAGCCCTGTGGTTCAGTTTATTGCAAGGCTTCTGCCACGAAGAAATCGGTGCTTGGGCTATTTATTGGCGATTCCCCGATTTCAAGGATATTGACTTGAAAGAATTGGAAGAGTTCCAGATGGCCTACAAGTACCAGCTGGCTTGGGCGTCAGACATGAAGTGGAAACGCGGTAAAGCGCATATCATGGCTGCGGCTATCAAAGAGACGATTGCCCCGCATGAGACTTTGACTGACTGGATTAACAGTTTCTATGACTTCGACGCCAGCCTTGAGGATAACTACCATCGCACTTATGCTGAATTGAGCAAGTTCAGAGAGTTCGGGCGAATGGCTAACTGGGTGACCCAACAAGCCCTGCACACCCTGACCCCGTACAAGATGCTGCCTCCGAATGTACTGGCTGACCGACCCGAAAATTGGTCAGTCCGCAACGGCCTTCTGTTCTTGTTCAATCGAGAGATTGCTGGAGGCGGTAAAGAGAGCCAGAAACGCAGTAGTTACAATCCAGAAGAAGTCTTGGCGTTGGAAGCTGAGCTGGTACAGCGTATTGAGGAAGCCTTTGGTAAGGACTTCCACCCGCAATACAACAAGTACACCCTTGAGACTTGGCTATGTGAGTTCAAACGCCTATGCTATTCAGGCGGTGAATACATGGGCTATAACACGACCTACTGCTATGAGTGGGTGTGTAAAATGCAAGAGTTGTTCCCCGATATTGACTACAGTGCTGCATTAGAGTTCATGGAGACTAATCAACACCCGAAAGTTCGGCTGTGCAAGTCTTCACACATCTTGCAGAAATTGGGAGTTAAGACAGGCCGTATCCTCAACCTAGAGGACGACTATCCAGAATTTGGTAACCTGTATCAAGAGTTCAACCTGCCTGCTGACTTTATGCACTTGTCTGATAAAGAGCAACGCAAGGCTATCCAGCCTGTATTCGATTTTTATGCTGAGGAATCAAAATGATGGTGAACTACAAGAAAGGCCAAAAGGTCAACCCTGAGGATTGGCCAGAAAGCTTACGCCGTATCGGTTTTGACGGTGAAGTGATTTATGAACCATGGACTGCGCATGATGTTAAAGTCCCTGAGGAATATCAAATCAAACTGAAAGGCGAAATCCCTGCGCCTGCGAATTACTTGAAGCCCGACCAAGAGCCGACCGACCCTGTAATCGCAACCAGTCCCTACTCTTTTGCTCAATTCAAGGGCATTTCCGCGACAGGTAAGGGTACACGAGTGGCTATGCTACTGGACTATTTGCTTGCTAACTACCAATGGAAGCTGTTGTTTGAGGACGACATTCCCAACTTTCACGAGGCCGAAAAGCCTGAGGACAAATTTGTCGGTAATCCGAATGTCCCACGCTCACGCCAGTATGTTGGTATCTTGGTTCCAGCATTGAATCTTCTGATTCTGGGTGCGAAAATCGTCAAGTCAAACAAATCTCGCTTGTTGAGCTTGACTGGTGCGGATTCAATCACCTCAGGCCTGTCTCACTGTACCTTGTTTGAGATGTTGCATCGCTATGCCAAGAAGTACAACGTGTTGTTTGAGGGCTATGCAGGCCTTGAGGTTGCTACCTTTGACTTGGAGAATCAGCTGAAAGACAACGGCCAAGACCGTTATATCTTGGAGGCTTTCCGCCATGCTAGCAAAGACGTAATGCTGGAGCGATTCAAGGACAGAAGCTACCAAGTTGCTAAGGGTGATTCAGCCTTTAAGAACAACGAGCGTCATTCAACCATCCCGTTCAAACGTATCTCTGAGCAGGCCAAGAAGTATGCTGACCAGATGAAGTTCGTTCACCTGAACATGACTGATTCGACCGAAGAGCCGATTTTTGCTATCATTCGCTATCTGAAAGCGATTGGTGTTGACCCGACTGCTTTTGTTGAGCATACGAAGCATTCAAGCTTCAAAGCAAAACGAAGCTATACAGACCCCGCCAAGAATTATCAAGATTATTGGCTGTTGTTTAAGTTCCTTGAGCAAGAGATTCAAGCAGGAGTGAAAAATGGCTAAGAACCTTGATTTACCAATTCAGCCCGACAAACTCAAGTTGTATCGAGAATATCAGTACAACCGTTCAGACGTTTACCGTCGCAAGACCGTTTTGGGCGAGCCGAAGCCATGGACGGCTGATTATTACTTGCAACATTTCAAGTTCACTAACGTCCATCGCAAGAATGACCGCGAATCTCAATTCCTGTTGCGTACAGTCTGCGAGAATCCTGACTTGAGCCTTGAGGACAAAGCCCTGAACTGCGCCCTGTTCCGTTGTATCAATAACGAGGCTGGTTGTAGTTGGTTGCCTGAATGGCCTATCCGAATGGCTCACGCTACTACAGCAGATATTGACTGGGCAGGCCTCATGAAAGATGAGGATGACTTGAAAGCTAGTGCTAAGGCCGAAACCCGACAATCAAATGCTTATTTCCTGAGCATGGTTGTTCTGGAAGCCGCGCCTGAGTTGCGAGGCTACACATTAGCCCGATTCCGCCTCATCATGGATAACAAGGACAAAATCCTTGCGGCCTTGAAAGCTGAATCCGCTGAGGAAGCCGTTGAAACCTTGAAGACAATCAAGGGCTTTGGCGAGTTCATTGCTTATCAAATCTGGGAGGACTGGACGTATTGCCCTGAGTATCAATTCACGGACAATGACTACGTCAACTGTGGCCCAGGCGCGATTCAAGGGATTGACTGGTTAATTGGTAACTGCGAAATCTTTACAGACGAAGCAGGCAAGAAACGAGTCAAATACAACATCAATCGTTGGTCTCAACAGGATTACAATGACTGGATTCGCAAGTTTACGGCTAACATTCAGTCAATCATGGCTGATAATGGCCTTGAGTTCAAGCCTGAGGAGATTCTGGATTACATGAAAGAGCCGCATGACCGTATCTGGTCGTTAGGCACTTGCCAAAATAGCTTCTGCGAGTTCAACAAACTCAATAAGCTGATGAATGGTGTTGTTATGCGCATTCGGAAATTCGAGGGCTAGAAGCTATGCGAGCCCAAATTGACCGTACAGAGTTGTTCCATGCTTTCAAGGATTGTCGGGTAACTGATGAACTGACTCAGGTGACTATCTCTGGCTGGTTGTTAGGCTTGGATAAGGCTGCGCTGAAGGGTGCGGCCTTTCATCTTGAGAACGATACCTCAGGCCTATACTACGCCATGAGCCAGACTTGCGAGAGTGTTGCCCTTGATAACCGACTCAAACTGTTTGACTTCAAGCAGAATTTGATTGACGTTATGGAATACCTGTACCGCAAGTTTGAAGAGGAAGCCAGAGCGCAATTCTTTATGCCCGAGGATAGCCCGCAAGTTGCCTTGAAGTGAAATCTGACTGTTAACGACCAAAATGCTTGTTTCTTAGGATTCAGGTATTTTGGTTGAAAGCTGGGGGTTAATCCTAAGTCAGCATAGCGAGCTATCAAGCTAAAAATTAAAGCTGGTGATTGAGATATCAGGCTATCAGACAACAGAAAGGAGATTCCATGCGACACCCATACAGGCCTAGCAGGAACTTTTACGCGATTCAGGGCAATCCTGAGATGCGCAACACCTTCGAGACCGAAGCCCGAAAAGAGGGTCGCAAGCAGTATATGACGGACTTGAAAGCTGCTGGTAATCCTTCTGAAGAAGCGGCAAAGATGGCCTTACGCAGAGAGCCTCGAGCAGAATTGATTACCCTTCGAGATGCTGTGCTGGAGGAATCTGAGTTATTCTACGCACAGGCTTGTTGGAACCCTCACATTAGCCCCTCAGATAGCTTTGAAGCCTTGGCGTATCACTTTACACTCTTAGAGGGTGCTAGAATGCTTCAAGAGATTCTTAATGAACTTGAAGGGATACTGTTCTATCAACCTGCTGAAGGCTATTTTGCAACGCGCTTAGGACTTGACGATGATGCTAAGCAAAGGATTCAGGAACGTTTCAAGAGCCGTCTAGCTAAAGAGGGTTTTAGTTCTGTTGAGCACTTTCGAGATGAAATGTCTCAGTTGAGTCGAGAGGAGCTACATATGCTTCAATTCTTCTATACAGACGAGTTTAAATATGTGTTAGCAAAATCAACTCACCCTAACAGTGACGCGCCAGAGAGTTTTGAGTATCTGGCCGATGCTATAATTTTGGAAACTTATTCACGCATTATTTGCGAGACCCTAGAAAACAATGACCTTCGTTCAATCGAAGAAATGCCGCTGCGAAAGGAATATCATGACCCTGCAATACGCGCCAACTAAAAATCTCAGCCAAATCTTGAGGGCTGAGGACTGTGAAGTGTTTGAATTTGAGAGTGAGGTATTGTTAGCCTATTATGACCGCCTTAGCAACTACCTAAATCAGCATGGTTATGAATCAGTGGCTGAGTTGAAAGAGGATTTGAGCAGAGAATCAATAGAGGAATTGACCCGCACTATCGCCATAGTGGATGCTACAGCTGACGAGCGGAGCAAGGAATCTATGCTGCCCGAAGCCAGACCTGAGGACAGCTTCAACTCTTTGGTTGGGGCTTATACAGCCAGAGCAGTCCTTTTCATTATCAAGTCTGTTATTGCAGACAAGAAGCGTAATACAGAAGTCAAAATGTACCGACCAACAATGAATCTCAATCGAGCCTTTAAAGAGGGTGGCGAAGTTATTGAGGCCTACACACTTGAGGGGCAGAAGGAAGGCCGAAAGCGTTTTGAGGCACGCTTGAAACGAGAGGGCTATGCCTCAGTTGAGGACTGGGAAAAGGCCTTGCGTACTGAACCTCACCTAGACTTGCTATTTTATGCAATGTCGTTGGAAGAGGAGCTTGCGGGCTGGAAACGTCAAGCCTTTGACCCCAATATCAGTCCTGAAGAAAGCTTTGACTGTATGGCCGACGCATTCCATATTATTGAGGGTATTCGAGTGATTGATAAAATCGTTGGAGGTCATGAACGTCTCATGCTTCGATACAATCCCAGCGAGGAAATGTAAATGTACCGACCAAAAGTAAACCTTCACAATTTAGACAGCGACTTTTCAACTTACTTGGACTTTGAGTATCATGCCGAGATTGAGGCTAACGCGCGATTCAAGGACGGTTTAGTTGGTGAGGGCTTTTCGTCAGTAGAGCATATGCAACACACCTTGAGCCAAGAGAGCGAGGGTGAACTGCGTACACGTTTATCTTTGGCCGAAGAGCAAGCTGATGACTTACGTCAGAAAGCCGTACAGCCCAATATCAGCCCTGAAGATAGTTTTGACGCTTTGGTTGAGGCTTTGGTTCTTGAAGAGTATATGATTATGATTGAGCGGATACTTGAGGATAAGCAAGTGGCCGCAGGCCTAGAGATTAACAAAGGATAGAGCCATCATGTATATCCCTACTCAAAACTGGTGCCGAGCAAGTCTCATTCCTGAAGAGCGTGAAGCCTTTAGACAGACTGCGAGAGAGCAAGCAAAAGAAGCGTTCAACGACTATCTGGTTGATAACGGCTTTGGTTCAAGAGAGCATTGGAAAGAATGGCTGCGCCAGTGTTTGGATGTGTCTCAATTGTATGAGGACGCATTCGCTGAGTCAGAAAATGCGCATATCTTGTTTAATCAAGCCTACGACCCTCATGTCGACCCTGAGGAAAGTTTCAAGCTTATGGTTGAAGCTATGGCGATTGAAGAGCGCGTGCGCGTGTATAACGAAATCATTGACGAGAAAGAAGCCCTGTTGGCTGCTAAAGATTAGAATCACGAAAGGTATTGAAATGTTTCAACCCTCAAAGAATTTTCACCATACATGGATGAATATGGCAGAATGTGCTGTCTTTAAGCAGGGGAAGCCGAAAGAAGCCAAAGAGCGATTCAACGGCCTATTGGCTGAAGAAAGCTTCGATTCTGTAGAGCAGCTGAAAGAAACCCTGCGGGAATACGGAGAAGTTGAGCTGTATGAACGCGCTTTCTTCATGGAATCTGAGGCTGATGACCTGCTTGAGCGTGCAGGTGACCCTGATATCAGCCCTGAGGAAAGTTTCGAGCTTCTGACCCAATCAATGCTGCTTGAAGAGCGTATGCGAGTGTATGACGAGGTTATCGAAGAACTGCTAGCAGATGACTTGGAATTGGCTGATAAAAATTAAAGCTGGCTTGCGGTAATATCAGATTATCTCAACAGAAATCCCGAAAGGTGCTAATATGTATGTCCCGACAGAGAATTACTATCAAGTTAAGTCTGACCCTATCAAGCGTGAAGCCTTTGAACTTGCCGCCCAAGAAGCTTCGCAAGAGCGTTTTGTAGAGGGCTTGCATAACGAGGGCTTTGTTACGGCTGAGGAAGCAAAAGTGCACCTGCTCAAACTGGGTGAAGTGTGCGAGTTAGATGCGCGTTGTATCATGGCTGCAGGTTTTGCAAGAAACGCGCGAGCAAATGCTGGAAAGCCTGACCTGTACCCTGAAGTCAGTTTTATGTTATTGGTTGACGCTTATGCCATTGAGAAGCATATTGACGTTATCAGGTCAGCCATTACAGAATTGATTGAAGCAAAGAAGCTTGAGGAAGCCGAATGTACCAACCTGCTATGAATTATCATGAAGCCTGTCAAAATCCTGAAGAGCAAAAGGCCTTTGAGGCAGGAGCTATGGAAAAGTCTCAAGTATTGCTTGCTAAGCGATTGAGCATGGACGGCTTTGAGACGATAAGGGCTGCGAAGCAGTATCTACAAGGACGTAATAACCTTGAATCGATGGTACTTGTTGGACGATTCGCAAAGGCTGCAGCAGAAGATTATGACCGAGCTATCGACCCTAATGTTGAGCCTGACAAAAGTCTCGAGTTTCTGACTCTTTGCTACCTCAATCAACAGCTGGCGGATATCATTCATGATGTTGTAGGCGCGACATCTGAGCATCTTGCATTGGCTTGTTAAGGAGAATCAAAATGAACCGACCCGATAGAAATTACAAAGCAGTTCAACAAAATCCCGATGAGTGGCGAGCATTTGAGGACGCAGCCTTTGAAGAGGCTCAAGCCCGATTGAAACGTGCACGTGAACTCAACGGATTCAAGTCAGAAGCCGAAGAGATAGCATACCTGCGCAATTCAGAAGAAGCCGATTTGGCTGAGCGTTCATACTGGGCGACAGAAGCTGCGACGGATAATCTCATTCAAGCAGGTGATCCAGATATCAGCCCTGAGACTAGCTTTGAGTTTCTGGTTTCTGCCTTCATGCAGGAAGAGATTGCCCGCGTATTTGATGCGACCCTCTCAGTGATGATTGAAGAAGAGAATGCTCAACGGATTTAGGCCTAAAAATTTTTCTTCTAAATGCGCTTTTTCATCTCATGGTGCTTTGTAATATACGAAAGGCGGTTGCCTTTGCTACACAAGGATATTATATGGATACAAAATTAGCAGAAAAGATTGCTTTATTAGCGGAATCTCAAGACCGCTCCCAGAGAATCTACCAGCCTGTTGACGGTTGGGTGCTGGAATACAAAGACATTGAAGCCTTTGCCGACCAGCAAATGCATACCTTCTGGCCGTTTACAGAATATGACATGCAAAATGACGTGCCTGACTTGCGCCAGAATTGTACGGAGGCTGAGCGACTTGCAATCATCGAAATCCTCCGACTGTTCACTCACTACGAATTGGCTGTTGGTGAAGACTACTGGGCTAGACGATACAGCCGAATGTTCCCACGCCCTGAATTCCAGCGTGCAGCCTCAATGTTCTTCGCTGTTGAGTTAAACAGTCATGCGCCTTTCTACAACGAGGCTAACAAGGTGCTGTATATCGACACGCCTGAGTTCTATGCTGAGTGGAAACAAGACCCTGTATTGGTAGAGCGTATGGACTTCATCGGCCAAGTTGCTTCGGCTAAAGACGACTTGGTTTCAATCGCAGGCTTCGTGTTTATTGAGGGTGTGGTTCTGTATTCCTCCTTTGCTTTCCTGAAACACTTCCAAGCACAGGAAGCAGGTGCGAAGAATCTCATGACCACCCTGAATCGAGGCATCAATCAATCAGTTACCGATGAAAACCTGCATGCTATGTGCGGTGCAGCGACTTTCCGTCACTTGCTGTCTGAGCGTCAATTGTCTGATACTCAGAAATCTGTACTGATGCAAATCATCGATGACTTGAGCCTGAAAGTGTTTGAGCATGAGTCCCAAATCATTGATAAGCTGTTTAGCAATGGTGAGATTCACGGTATCAGCGCAGGTCAGATGAAAGACTTTATCAAACACCGCATCAATTTCTGTCGTGGCTTGTTAGGCCTGAATCCTTACTTTGACGAAGAGGAATCAGACAAGACGATTGAAAACTGGTTCTACCGCGATATCAACTCAATCAACTTCCATGACTTCTTTAGCGGTGGCGGTTCAGAGTATCACGTGAAGTGGAGCAAAGACAGATTTGCTAATGCTTGGAAGAAATAGTGAGGAAGCCTCATGCTGAGATACCGACAGACTGTTGTAAACATAGGCCTAATCAGCCTGAAGCTTGTTGAGCTGACTGAAGACAATATTGACGAGATTATTGAGCAGCTACATAAAGCAGGCTATCTTGCAGGCCGTTCAAACTGTCAGGATTGCGGAATCTATTTCAGCAAGACAGGTGGTAGTGGCAAGCCGAATCAAACGTGTGCGGGTGAGCTGTTAGTTGTAGAGGGCGACACCTGGACACGTTTGAAAGACAAGGAATTTGGCGTGTCTGACGAAAATCTCAGAGAAGCTGTCACGCGCCGTTTCTTTACCAAATTGCCGTAATTGATTGGAGACAACAAATGAAGGTAGTAAAAGAATTGAAGGAAGCTGTTAACAAAGCAGCTGCCCGCAAAGCCTTAGAGCTTTACAAGGAAATCCAGAAGCTGACTGAGCTGACGCGAGGCGATATGGAATCTCAAGCTGAGGACTATATCGACTATCTTTGGGAATACGCCCGATTGGAACCAGATGTTGATAAGAATCTGGACAAGTATCTGCCTAGTCCTAAGGAAGTCATGCCTGGGGGCAGTAATCCTTGGTCACGCTGGCTTGAGGCTATCATTCTGAACGGCTTGTTCTATGATGTTAAGGACTTGGAAGCAGCAGTCAAATTCCTGAAGGCCTTGCCTGAAGATGAACGCAAAGACTATTATCTGGTGCTTGAAGTAGTCAAGAACACAGATGTAGTGCTTGAGGATGAATATGCAATCGGTAACGGTGCTCATGACCCTCAAGATTATGATGAGGCTTACTTCAGAATCGAGAGCCAACAAGTTCGAGCCGTCTTGGAAAACTAAGACCCCAACAACCCTACAACAGCAATCTATTCCTACGAGTAGATTGCTGTTTTGTATTTGAAGACAACATGTTATAGGAGATAACAATGCCTGAATTAATCAGTTTTGGTAACGCACTTGAGCATTTGAAACAGGGCGGTTTAGTTGCCCGCAGCGGTTGGAACGGCAAAGGCATGTTCCTGTTCTTGGTTAGCGGTCAAGCCGTGACGAAAGCTATCAATGATGGCTACAATCACCCAGATGCCGAGCCGAAAGAGGTATTGGACGCAATCTACATGAAAACAGCTGACGGCAAGTTAGTCCCATGGCTGGCTAGCCAAACTGACGTATTGTCTGAGGACTGGGTGTTACTGTAAGCTGGAGGAGTGGAAGATGAAAACTGTAAAGATTACAGAAGGCTTGAAAGCGCAATTAAACGAGGGCAACGGTCAGAAAGCCTTGCAGCTGTATCGACAAGCATTGAGACTGTTTGGTTGGTCGCATCGAGAGATTGAACAGCAAGCCCGATTGACTATTCAAGGCCTCTGGAAACATCTGAAGTCCAGCCCGCAAAGCAAAGAGTGGAAATCATATTTTCCCGACTTCAATGATAACGGCTTTGAAGATGACTACTCTGAACGTCTTGAGACTATGATTTACAACGGCTTGATTTACGACATCAAAGCCTTTGAAGCATTAGTCAAAGAGATGGACGAGGAATACGGCCAAGAGTATCTTGAGGACTTCTGCGGCTTTGCTTTTGAGCCAGTCAAGAATACAGAAACGGTATATGAAGAGGGCTTCTTCATTGCTGACCCTGATGACCCTGACAATGAAAAAGGCCACTATCTGGATATTGTTGGTCCAAAAGTCAAAGTGAGTGTAACAGAAATACGGTAAAACACAAATGAAACAAACCTATGAAGAAATTTCAGCCGAAAGAAAGCGACTGATTGCAGCCAATGAAGTCCCTGAATGGATGACTACTCAGGGTTACATCATGTTCCGCAACAAATACGCCTACAAGGGTGAAACTGTCCGCTCACGCTTTCAGACTATCGCCAAGACCCTAGCGAAATATCTGCCCTTTGAACATCAAGAGACGGCTGAGAAGAAGTTTTTTGATATCATGTGGAAAGGCCATTTAGCCCCGTCAACTCCTGTGTATTGCAATACTGGTACCAATCGAGGTCATTCAGTCAGCTGCTCAGGCAGTTACATTGAAGATTCAATTGACGGTTTCTACTCAGCCTTGCGTGAGATGGCGTTGTTGAGCAAGAACGGCTATGGGACATCAGCCTATCTGGGCGATATTCGACCACGAGGAACGCCAATCTCAGTCGGTGGCGAAGCAGACGGCGTTGTGCCCGTATTTGATATGTTTACTCGCACCGCCCAGTTAGTATCCCAAGGCAACAATCGCCGGGGTTCTTGGGCTGGCTATATCGACATGGACCATGGTGACTTTGACGAGATGAATGACTACGTCCTGAAGAATCCAGGTGAGGCCAATATCGGCTACAACTTCACGGATGAGTTCATTGAACGCCTGAGCAGTGGCGATGCAGAGGCTATCCGCCGATACTCCGAGATGATGTACACCCGAAGCCGTTTTGGTAAAGGCTACATCTGGAAGTCAGATGTTGCTAACCGACTTGCGCCTGAGTGTATCCGTCAGACTGGTGAGAAAGTCAGGGCATCAAATTTATGCACCGAAATCGCCTTGCCCGCCAGTGAAGAGCTAACCTTTAGCTGCGTGTTATCATCTTTGAATCTCGCTAAGTGGGATGAATTTGATGAAGACACAATCTTCTGGTCATTGGTGTTCCTTGATTGTGTATGCAGTCATTCCCTAATCCAGATGCAGACTACCCCTGGCCTTGAGAAGATAGCCAGATTTACAGAGAAATACCGTGCTTTGGGCTTGGGTGCTTTAGGCTTCCACACTTACCTGCAATCCAAGATGATTCCAATCGATTCTTTACAAGCAGGCTTTGAAAACATGGCTATCTTCCGCAAGATTCATGACGAAACCTTGCGAGCAAGTAAATGGCTGGCCGAAATCTTAGGCGAATGCGAAGTCACCAAAGGATACGGAATCCGCAATTCAACACGTACAGCCATTGCACCTAACATGAGCTCAGCTGTTCTTTGCGGTGGTGTTAGTCAAGGTATCGAGCCGTTTGTTTCCAACACCTTTACTCAGAATACAGCTGCTGGTAACATGGTGCGTATTAACCCTGAGTTCATCAAAGTCCTGAAGAAATACGACAAGTACAATGATGATATTGTCCGAGATATCAACGACAACTATCAAGGTTCAGTTCAACATTTGGACTTCTTGACTGACGAAGAGAAAGCCGTATTCAAGACGGCCTTTGAAATCAACCAATCGGCCTTAGTTCGATTGGCTGCTCAACGTCAGAAGTTCATCTGTCAAGGCCAGTCATTGAACCTGTTCTTTGTTGAGGACGAAGAGTACATCTCAGAGGTGACCAGAGAAGCCCTTGAGAATCCTAACATCAAAGGCTTGTACTATCAGCGTAGCACCCGACTTACACGAGGCTCAAACCCTAGAGGCGAGTGTATAGCTTGCGAGGGCTGATTGATAGACGGCTTAGCAATAGGCCGTCTGTAGGAGATATTGAAAATGGACAACACTAGTACAACTGAGCGATTGGAAGAGCTTGAAGTTGTTAATCCTGACACAGGTGAGACAGAGATTCAAGTAGTCAAGAAGCGAGTTCAAATCCCAGACGGCTTCAAACAGAAGCCAGCTGAGGGAGAATCTTACAATTGATGCAAATCGAGCGGTTGAGAACACTCTTGGGGATACTGCAAGAAGCGCACGGGATTCCCAAGAGCAAAGCGTGCATGACTGAGAGGAACGGAGGCCGAAACAAATCAGCCTCCAAGCTATCGACTAGACCGAAAACTGCTACACAGCAGTCTAAGGGCTAGTCAGTCCTTTCAATTCATGCTGTAAACAAGGGCAGGGGATTCTCTGCCTGATTTGTAACTTAATGAAGGACACATTCATGAGTAAATTGCAACAAGCAATGATTCGTGCAGACGAATCTGTTAACAAGGCCTCAGTTGTCTTGGACAAAGGTGTGAAAGATAACAAGACACCTGGCGTGCCTGTGAAGAAAATCAAGAAGCCTGAGAAGGGTACAGACGTACAATCCTTGAAACTGGGTTTGCGAGACACAGATGAGCAAAGTAACTAAACTGACGGAAAGTCTCAAAGCCCGATTGGGTGAGAGCGTTGCTTCCAAGATTGTTGGTATCAACGTTGCTTCCGAAATAATTGCTGACCTGGTTGACGAGGAATTGAAAGCAGCACATATCAAGTACACCCGAAACAAAGCTGGTGATGATATTGTATATCGCTTCAACCCTGAACCGTTTAGCAAGTTCAAGCTACTGGCTGATAAGCTGGTTGCTAACGACTTCGTTATTGTAGGCCTGTCTAGCTTTGTGACGGTTGATGACGAGGTGGTGATTTTCCAAAACGGCGCATGGCGTCAAGTGTAATTGAAAGGTTATAATGAGTAAAGTAGCAAAATTAACAGAAGCCCTCAAGACTGGTTTGAAAACACGATTTCATACGGACAAACTGAGTCATGAAATGTCTCAATTGTTGGCTCATGAGGAAATCTATGCTACCAATGTGTGCGTGCCTCTGGCCGATGCCGATTGGGTTGAGCAAGAATTGCGTAAACTTGGCCTGGACATCGCTAGTTCTGAGCGGACAGTTATGATGAGAATTTCCCTTGGTGGCGCTGTAAGTATGCATACTCTTGCAGATTTAGCTCAAAAGCTGATTGATAAAGGCCTTGCAGCCAAAGGTAAAGCCTGGTTTGGTACCAAGTTCGATAACTACCCAATCATGTTTAAAGACGGCTATTGGCGTGCGCAATCTGAACGATACCGTGGCCCAAAACTTGTCTTTATTGACCCGTTGTGGTTTAAAGAGGGTGCTGAGAAGATTCCTGAGAAAGACCGCTATATCTAATTCTAGACTGTTGGCCTGATAGCGGACAATATCAAGCCTACAGCTAGACCCAAAGCCCAGATTAGTGAAAGCTAGTCTGGGCTTTTTTATTGCGTCTAAAAATTCTAAAAATTAAGACTGGTACATGCGATATCAGCTTATGAACAACCAATCCTCTTAAGGAGCAAACAAATGAAGAAAGCAGCCCCGCAAGTATCCCTAGCCCAACAAGTACGCGACAACTTCAAGAAATTTGAAGCCGAGCAAACTGAAAATGTTTACAATGACTTGGTAGCAATCATCCAAGACGTATCAGCACGTGGTGCAATCGGCTTAGACATTCGCTTTTATTCTCGCTATTGTGAAGGCGCAGTAGTAGTTCGTGACCACAATAATATCTGGCATAAGTGCCTAGCAGACGTTGATATCAATATTGCGCCTGTAATCCGCCCTAATGAGATTGCAAAACGCTTAGAGGCAGACGGCTTCCTGATTACATATGTAATGAATGAAGAATATGGTGAGGTTATCGACCGTATCACGTGGGCAGACTAAAAAATTAAAATTGGCTCATGTAATATTAGCCTACAACCCGACTTTTTCAACCCTCTTTAAGGAGTACAAAATGACCGAAACTACAACCCTGTCTTTGGCTGAGCAAGCACGAGCAAACTATGAGAAATTCGTTGAGGATCACAAGGCCGAAGTACCCGACATCTATGATGAGCTTGTAGAAATCATCAAAGACGTTTCGAGCAAAGGCTCATTCGGCTTGAGCATGTTCGTGAGCACTGAACCCTCAGACCATCATGTCGAATTGGATGAGCCTGAATACTACTTCAACACCGCTCCGCACGTGTATATCAGCGCAGCCGCAAACAAAGGTATCAAGCAGTTAGCTGACCGTTTACACCAAGACGGCTTCAAAGTCAAAATGTACAACCATACAAACTTTGGCGAAACGATTGACACTATTATGTGGGCGACAGAAGTCTAACAGTTACAAGAGGCTTAGGCGATTTTGTCTGAGCCTCTTCTTTTGACTAAAAATTAAAATTGGCGTCTGAAATAACAACTCATAACAAACACTTTTAGTCTAGGAGGCTTCAAAATGATTCCAGTTCAAACTAACTCGCTGAAAAGCAACACCGTTGCAGGCAAGACCTCAGAATTTACAATTACAACTAGCGCAAAGGCTTTCAAAATCCTGAGCTCAAACCTGTACGCAGACAAAATCAAATCAATCATTCGCGAATTGATTAGCAATGCGGTCGATTCGCATAAGGTAGCAGGCACTAAAGGGGCTATCATCGTTACAATCCCGACCCTACACTATTTGAACTTTGAAGTGGAAGATTTTGGTACAGGCCTGTCCGAGACAGATTTGTTTGAAATCTACACAAGCTATTTCTCAAGCAACAAAACTGAAAGCAACGAGTTGATTGGTGGTTACGGCTTAGGCTCAAAAAGCCCATTTTCATACACTGATGCCTTTACAATCACGAGCCGTAAAGACGGCGTTGAGTTAGTTGGTATCTGCGCAATCGGTGAGAACGGTGTGCCTAGTCTGACTATCCTGTCTAAGAACAAGACAGACAAGCCTAATGGTGTGAAAGTGTCCCTGCCTGTTAAGTCAGATGATGTCTTGAAATTTGATAATCGCAAGAATGCTGTTCCTTTCGCAGAGTGCGCTATCAAATTTCGTCATATTGTAGAGAACAACGGCATTACAATGCGAGAAGAGTTTAAGCCCGCAAAGGATAACTCCGAGCTTATCGCAGAGATGAAAGACAAAGGCTATGCGCTGAGCCATCACGGCAGCGGTAACAACGCAAGTGTTGTCATCGGCGGTGTTGAGTATCCCCTACCATGGCGAGATTTTGACGATTTTGACTATTTGAAAGCAGTCAATGCCCGTGTATACATCCATATCCCTATCGGTCAATTAGACCTGACCGCAGGCCGTGAGGAAATCTCTGAGGATACCGCTACTCAAAGCCGTCTGAAAGAATACCTAAGCAAAGTTGATAAAGCTATCGAGAAGGAAGTTGAGCGGTTATCCGAAGGCAAGAAACCGATTGAAGCAGCTGCGTCTTTGTTCGGCATAAGCATTTACCGCGCGCCTCAGACAATTCTGAATTCGCCATTTCCACACCTGAAAATCTGTACTGGTATGACTCAAGAGAAGCTGAACTCATTGACTTTGAAATCTTGGGTGCGTAAGGTTGCAGCAGGTCAAGACACAATCTTCATCTTGAACGAGAAGATTACAAAATCGACTGACCTCAAACGTTTCCGCGAAGTCTGGGCTAATTCAACCCTGCTCATGGGTACATCTGAGGAATACGAGACCTTAAAGGATTTTGCTGAACTGAAAGTAGTGCTGCAAGACGAGGCCGTGAAAGAGCTACGTCAATTGCGTTCGTTGAGTAAGCCCGAAAAGACACCCGACTACGTGGCTGAGATTCGAGGCAGTCGCATCTACTGCGGAAAATATCAAACAAACTGCATGAAAGACCTCAAACGCTTTTTCTTCTATGCGCCGTCTGAAGAGCGGAACATGTCGAGTCATGACTGGAAGAAAGCTAAAGTGCTAGAGGATTTAGGCTTCACACGCGTTGAATTCCCGAAAACTATGCATGACGCTTTGCGTAAAGTTGGCGGTAAACACCTGCGGGATATTGACCTGAAGCCGTATGCAAACGAGTATCTTGAATTTGCAAAAACAAAAGGCTTTTACGCAGGCGATTTACTCAAGGCCATCCCTGAGCTTCCTGTTGACGGTTGGCATGTCCGCTTCAATCTCAGCAATCTACTGAGAAAACGATTCATGCTGACTTGCGAATCGGGCGGTTTGGAAATCAATCCTGTGAGAGCAGACTTGCTAGGCTTCGATTTTGACAAGACCTTCGCTGAAGCTAGAGCATGGGTGCAAGAATACGTGAAGCAGCCAGAAAATGCCCTGCGCTTGCACTTGCCCGAAAACTTCGTCAGCTACATGGATAAACACGGCCTTGAAATCCGTAAGAAAGCAGAAAATTAAGATTGGCGGTTGAGATAACAGATTATACAACTGGTATTTCAACCCTTAAAAGGAAACATCATGAAACCGCAATCTACACTCCGCCAAATCGCTAACAGCTTCAATCTGACTGTATCAGACCTGACTGATGAATTCAAGGCTTGGGCGTTAGCAAAATTGAAAGACCGTCGTGAGTTCAATGCACCATTGGCTGTGACTAATGCTATGTTCTTTCATAACAACGGCAAGTTTTATGATACCAAACATGACCGTTGGTTTCCTATCTGCAAGCCCGCAGAAGTCTGCGCATAACTGAATTCTGAGCCTCAGCCACGAATCGGGTGAGACTATTGAATAATCCTCTTGATCAAAGGACAAAACACCATGAAATTAACACTCCAACAACGCATCCAGCTTGGCCGTGACTACATGTCTGCCGTTGAAGCTGGTACCAAGAAGGAATTTGTCGCCAGCTCACGCGTTTCTGACCGCTCATTGCGGCGTTATGCTGAGTTAGCCCGACAATTCCCTGAATCCCAAGAAACAGTTGATACCCCAGCACCTAGCGAGCCGAAAGCAGAGACCCCTACAAAAGCCCGAAAATCAGCTAAATCGAAAAAAGCAGCTGGTAAAGCCCCAACAAAACGTTCAGTTACTGAGCCCAAAAATACGGCTTCTGTAGGGAATACCAAGACCGAATCTGCGACCAAATCTAAAGCAAAACCGAAGCCGAAATCTAAGGCTAAAGCAGCTGCGCCTAAACCGAAATATTCATACAGTCTGTTTACCTCAGCCGTGTATCTGTTCCGTGAATTAGGCTCAGACATCTCAACCAAAGTCTTCACTCAAGCAGAGCCGCAATTCAACGAGATTGAGAAGCTGGTTGCTAGTGACGACTTCAAACCTGAATTGCTGTCGGCATACTTTGAGACTGCCACTGTTGACGAGTTAGCCGAAAACTTGGGTGTTGAGGGCTGGGCTGTTAAAGACGGCGTATTGTATATTCAGGACAAGCGAGTGCCTGAAGCGGTTTACAGCGTTATCAAACCTGTACTGTCTTCACGCCCTGAGGATTCCGACCGCGTTATCAAATTCTTCAACCGTCTGGCGAAGAATCCTAGCAAACGTGTGTTTGAGACCCTGTATATGTTCTTAGAGCATAACTGTATCAAACTGCTGGAAGACGGTTGCGTTCTGGCGTACAAGTCTGTACGACCCGACCTGCTGGACCATCACACCGGCAAAATCAAAAACGAGATTGGTGCGACTATTACCATGCCGCGCAAAGACGTTGACGATAACCCTGAACGCACCTGTTCTCACGGCTTGCATGTCGGCGCATTGGAATATGCTGCTAATTTCCACGGTTACAATTCTGTAATCCTTGAGGTATCCGTTGCGCCTGAGGACTTCGTGTCTGTACCTGTTGACTACAACGGCCAGAAAGCCCGCACTTGCGCTTATACCGTGCTGCGGAAATACGAGGGAAAGGCAACAGAATGATGACCGCACAAGAAAGCAAAGACTGGTATGAGTTCGGTCAAAAGGTGATAGACCTGATTGAAAACGAGACGATTGAGAAGGGCACCAATGTTCCGCTTCCTAATTGGAAAGTATCAGACTGCTTGAAGTCGCTTCAAAATCGCCTTGTAAGAGCTTCTGACGAACAGCAGCCTGAGACGTTTCGACAGGACGAGTTAGTCGCGATAGCGTATTTGGCGCAACTGGCTTATACCAAACTGAAAAATCCTAGCTTCGACCGAAAAACCGCAATGCAACATTTGAAAGCAGGCAAAGCCATCCGCCCAGCTGACTATACAGACATCATTGCGCTGAGCTACTTGCATGGTTCAGACTTGACCCGATATGCTGGCGTCAATTGCGGGGAGGGCAAACTGCCTATCCCTGAGCAGATTGTAGCAGCAGCCGAAGATTTAGGGGTATTCTTCACGGGTATGCTGCCGTCCAGCTCAAACGAGTGGGTGCTTGCTACTCAAGAAGAGATTGACGCAGTCAAGAATTGGGGCAAATCAGAAGATATGGATGATAGTGATGAATGATTTTGTACCAGCACACTTAGTTGAGTGTGACCTTTTCGAGTTTAGACGATATGCAGCCAATCTTGATTGCGAGTTTTCTCAAGACCTTGCGGAATCGCCTGACGGTGAAGAGCTTACAGTCATGCAAGAATACTTCACGAATGCTACAGGCACAGATGTATTGGCGTTGAGACTTGTAACAGTGGATGAAGAGGGCAATGAGTCTGAGGAGACGTTCATTGACCCTGACTATCGCAACACTTGCATCGACCTTGAGATGGCTCACCCTGAGTTGTTCCGATAGCTTACAATCATGCCTGACCCCAGCCCTGTTAGTTCCATGCTAACAGGGCTTTTATTTTGCGAATTTGAGAGATGAATCTTGGCGGGTACAGGAATCGGAAC